GACCTGAGCCGTCTGGTCTATGAGACGTTCAAGCCAGCGGTGGCTGACTACCGCGGCAGCATCGGCCTCTCCGGCACGCCTGGCGTTCTGGCTCGAGGACTATTTTTCGATGTTACGCAGCTCCGCGAGAAGGGCTGGAGCGTTCACAGTTGGCTCACCAGCGACAATCCCTACATGGCGGACAAGATCGCCGCCGAAATTGCCGAGCTCAAGGCGCTAAAGCCTGGCGTCGAGCTGACTCCGTGGTTCCGGCGCAACTACCTGCGCGAATGGGTCATCGAGGAGTCGAAGCTCGTCTACCGATATCTCATCGGCCGTAACGACTTCGATGAGCTGCCGAAATACACGACCGGTGACTGGCACTACGTCAACGGCGCCGATCTGGGGCATACGGACGCGACGGCTTGGGTGGATTGCGCATATCACGACAACGATCCATGTCTCTATATTCTGAGCGCGGAGAAGGAGACGGGACTTGACGTGACTGCGGTTGCCCGGCGCACCAAGGCCAAGATGCATTCCCGGGACTACGACGCCATGGTGATCGACAACGCGAACAAGCAAGCGGTGGAGGAGATGGTCAAGCGCCATGAGATCCCGTGGCGCGCGGCGGACAAGACCGGCAAGAGCGATTTCATCGAGATCATGAACGGCGAGTTCATCACCGGCCGAATCAAGCTGCAGAGCGGCTCGGCTTGCGATGCGCTCCGGCGGGAATACTCGGATCTGATCTGGGACGACACGAAAGACAAGCGGCAGGAACACTCGGCCTGTGAGAACCATTGTACAGACGCGGCGCTCTACGCCTGGCGTTATTGCTGGCAGTATCTGAACAAGGAGTTGCCTACGCCGCCACAGCGGGGCTCGATGGCGTGGCAGCAGGTACAGGACGAGGAGATGCGAGCGGAGCGGTTGGTCGCACTTGACAAACGGCAGAGATCAGAGAGAGGAGAAGACGCATGGGAGCCACCGCAAGACTCCTGGACGCCGCCAGACTTCGGCGTCTCTTTCGACGATGGGTAACGGGTAATCTCCGCAGTGTGCCGATCGGAGCCCGCTCGGCGTTCGCAAAACAGATGGGCCTCAGACGATGACTCGCGTCAGGGTCTACCGATGAGCGAGGCCATGAACCTGGTCGCGCCGGCGGTCTCTATCCTGCCCGGAGACGAGCGGGATCACGCTTTCGTTTACGCCACATGGCTCCAGAGTTACCGGAAACTTTCCGACTTCGCCAAGCCGATCGCGCGGGAGGTCTACTTTCCTGCCCAGCACGACCGGATCGAGCGCCTGCTGCGCATCGGGCGGTTGCATGTTGCTGTTCCGGAGGGCTCCTCGGGGATGCACACGATCCTCGGGTACTGCGTAACCGATGGCGCGCTCCTGCATTGGGTCTACGTCAAGGGCAATTGGCGGCAAATGGGAATTGCCGGCAAGCTGCTCGAGGGGCGCGGGCTACAGCAGTTCACGCACTGGACCTACGATTTCGATCACATGGCACGCAGGCTGGCAAACCTGAAATACAACCCATACGCAGCGGGGTAATCATGGCACAGGCTTCAAGGATCACTGAGTTGCGAACGGTACATCCCGTACAGGCTGGCGCCTTCTCGTCCAGCACGATTACCGTGTCGGCGCACAAGGCCGAGATGACCGAGGGAGAGCACGGGATCTGGGTCAAGGTCCCGCAGTTCGCGAAGCGATTTTGCATTCCCTACTCGAATGTGGCCTACTGGGCGATTGAATGACCACGCTCGAGTGCGCAGACTGTCATGGCCAGGTGAATGTACCCAGCCATAGCGGAAAGAAGCTCCGCTGTGGCTGTGGGCATACCTATGTCGATCTGCCAGACCAGCCACCGCCAGACCTGAGAGTCGAGTTGCGGGCGCTGCTCAGCGTGTTGCGCGAGAACAAGGTCCAGTCCTATAGCGCCAACAACATGACGCTGGTCCTGCACCCGGACGCATGGAAGCAGGAGGAGCCGGCCGCTGTACGCGAGCCACCAGAGCCCGCGGAGCCGGAGAGGCCGCAGACGTGCAAGTGCGGGCACCTGCTGGCTGCTGAGCACACAGAGGCTGGATGCGTTCACGGTTGCGCGCTCGAGCTCTGCGAGCAGGCGATGGAGGCAGCGTGAAGCACGGAGTCTGGCGTCCGAAGATGCCGACAGAAGGTCACACGATCGCCACGCGAATCGGCCGGCGCATCGAGTACGATCTGAGAACCGACGAGGAGCGGTTCCAGCAGTGGAAGGAAGAGCACCGGCATCCGCTCTGGAAGGCGGCGCTCGAGGCGGCGATGAACAACCGCCACGAGATCGAGAAGCGGCTGGCTCTCAAGTTGGGTATTCCGTTCGACATCTGGCCCGAGATGCATCCGCTCACCGCTGGAGAGCGCACTTTGCTCCTCGCGCAGCTCCGGCACATGTGGGGGATGCCGCGCGAGTGCGATTGCCCGATGGGGCACTTGAACGCACACATCAACAACTGTAAGCCGCTCAAGCCGTGGAAGAGCGACGAGTAATGCGGTATAATCTGTAGCGCCGTCAGCTAGCGGCGATTCGGGCATCAGCGAGCCATCGTGCGAACCATGCGAGTCTCGCTATGCCTATCGACAACAAGTCATTCGGAGTTGGACAACCGCCAGACCAGGCGTTCCCGTCGAACATCGGCAGGCGTTGGTGGGAGATGGAGGACCAACTCGAGATTGCCCAGTCGATCAGTGCGAACCTGCGCCTGATGCAAGAGTCCGGGAAGCCGCGCATCAGCCAGTATGTTCGGAGTACCAGGCTCTACGGCAACGTGAGCCTGATCGGTTACATGGGGATCACCTCTACCAAGTTCGCCAACGCGATGAATTTGCTCCCTGACAGGCTAACCTACAATCTCTCGCAGTCGTGCGTGGACAGCGCAACCAGCAAGATCGGCAAGAACAAGCCAAAGCCGCTCTATCTGACCAAGGGCGGCGACTTCGGGGCCCAGCGCAAGGCGAAGAAGCTCACCCAGTTCATGGAGGGCGTGTTCTACGAGAATCGGGCTCACGTCGAGGGACCGATGGTATTCCGCGACGGCGCCGTGGTGGGTGACGGCCTGACAAAGGTGTACATCGAGGATGGCCGCGTGAAGTATTCGCGCACGCTGGCGACCGAGTTGTGGGTCGACGAGATGGAGGGATTCTACGGCCAGCCTCGGCAGATGCATCAGGTCAAGCCGGTGGATCGCAGCGTGATCATCGCCTGCGTGAAGTCGTGGGCCAAGGCTGGGAAGCTTACACAGAAGCGAGCTGCAGAATTGGAAGTCATCCTGAAAGAGATCCCGCAAGCCAAGAACGAGGAGACGAACGCCAAGGACAAAGTCGCGGACATGATCGAGGTTCGCGAGAGTTGGCATCTTCCGTCCAGCAAGGACGCCGGAGACGGCAAGCACGTGATCACGGTTGCAGGGAACTGCCTGATCGATCCGGAGGACTGGCCGCACGACTTCTTCCCGTTCGCCCGGTTCCGCTACTGCCCCCGCATGTACGGCTTCTGGAGCCAGGGCGGCGTGGAGCAGATCCAGGGCACGCAGATCGAGCTCAATACGCAACTCTGGACCCTGCAACGCTCCCTTCGCCTTGGCGGCACGTTCAAGGTGATGATTCCGATCGGCAGCAAGATCGTGAGAGAACATATCAACAACGAGCTCGGTACGCTGATCTACTATTCGGGAGACCGGCCTCCGGTTTACGCGGTGCCGCCGCTCGTGCAGCCGGAGATCTATCAGCACATCCAACTCCTCATCAACCGTGGCTACGACCAGTTCGGGATCTCGCAACTCTCGGCCACCAGCGAGAAGCCGGCCGGGTTGAATGCAGCGGTCGCCCTGCGCGAGTACAACGACATCGAGTCGGACAGGTTCCGCACGATCGGCGAGCGGTATGAAGATTATTTCATGCAGCTCTCCAAGATCTCGATCGAGATGATTCGGACCGCGGCGAAGGATGGCGTCGACTACGCGGTCAACGTGCGGCGTGGTCGATCGAGCAGCTTCCTCTCGCAGATGAAGTGGAGCGAGATCAGCCTGAACGATGACGACTTCCAGATGCAGTGCTTCCCGGTGAGCAGTCTGCCGAACGATCCGGCCGGGCGATTCGAGCAGGTGCAGGAGTGGGTACAGGCCGGCTGGTATTCGGTAGCGCAGGGCAAGCGTCTGATGAACTTCCCGGATACGGAGGCGGTGGACTCACTTTGGAATGCGATGGAAGACCGCCTCGAGCAGATCCTCGACGGCATCGTTGACGACGGGAAATATGTTCCACCGGAGCCGTATTACGACCTCAGCAGAGCGGCGGAACTGGCAACGCAGTACCTTGTGCATGGAGAGACGCAGGCCCTCGACCTGAAGCGTCAGTTGCTACTGAGACGCTGGATCTCCCAGGTCCAGGCGCTGCAGCAGATGGCACAGCAGGCCGCACAGGCCCAGGCGTTGCAACAGCAGGCTATGCAGGCACAGGCACAGAATCCGCCGCAGCCGGCACAGCAAAATGAGTTGGTTCCCAACGTGGGCCCGGCCGCCGCTTGACATTGTCTTGGTACGGCGGTAATAACTTGAGTCGCCGCAGCAACGGCCGATAGTACGGCGCCAGCGAGCCAGAACCAGAGATCGACTCGAGGGTTCATTGGCCGAAGTTGCTCAGGCATCCACTCAGCCCAATGGCACTCCGCCGGCTCCGCCAGTGGTGGCGTCTGCCGCTGCTCCTGTCGCTCCTGCTGCACCCGATCCGCGCTTTGTAGCACTGGCCCGGAAAGAAGAGGCCGTCGTCAAAGCTCAGCAGGAACTCGCTGCGGCCAAGGCACAGCACGCGAAGGATCTGCAGGAGGTCGCCGATTGGAAGAAGCGCCAGGAGAACGCGCTCCGCGATCCAGACTCCTACCTGCGGCCGGTCTACGGTGACAAGTGGATCGAGAAGCTGAACGAGTACGCCCTGAACGCCAGGCAGGTCACTCCCGAGTTGATCGACGCGCATGTCGAGAAGAAGCTCGCGACGCTCGAGCAGCGCATCGAGGAGCAGCGAAAAAAGGATGAGACGGAGGCGCAGTCGCGCAAGCAGGCGGATCTCGATCAGCAGCTCTCGGACTGGCGTAACGGGGTGGTCGAATCCGTGAAGCAGGCCCCCGAATACGAACTGATCAGCGCCTACGAGGCGTGGAGTCTCGTGCCTGCGGCGATCGAAAGGCACTTCGCCGCAACGCAGAAGATGCTCTCCCCGAAGGAGGCTGCCGAGCAGCTCGAGAAGGACCTCGAGGAGCGCGCACGCAAGACGAAGAAGTTTTCCGTATCTGCAGGACAGAAGCCCGGAGAGCGACCGGGTAGCAGCAGCGCAACGATCTCCAATGCGATGACCGCGAGCACTCCCAGCGACAACGGGGATGTGGCCTTTCTCTCCTGGCAGGATCGGGAGAAGAGGGCGATCGCGGCAGCGGAACGCATTGAGGCGCAGCGCAGAGCATCACGAGCGACGCAGTAGCACTTCCAGCGATTCGTCAGACGGGCCAGCGAGCGCCCAACCGACAACCGAACCGGGCCTTGAATGGCTCCTGGAGTGCTCAATGTTTCGCTACGTCTTCCGCAATCCTACGATTCTCGCCGCGATGGCGGCGCTGGCTGCGATCTTTCGTTCTGCGTTTCATGCGCTCAACTCTGAGTGCGGAGCGGCGTCCACTTACCTGGACGACACCGCGGCAAACGCGATTCTGAAGGAGCTCTACGGCGGCCAGGTCGTGCAGGTCGCGGTCTACAAGGACAACCCCGCGCTTGCCCTGCTGCCGAAGGTGACGGATTTCGGAGGCAAGTATTACCCGATCCCGATCATCGTCGCGGCGAGCGCCGGCCGTAGCTCGACGTTCACCAACGCGCAGGGCAACCAGGCCGCGCCGCAGATGAACGAGTTCCTGCTGACGAGCAAGAACGACTACTCGCTCGCCACGATCCAGAATCGCACGATGAAGGCGGCGACCACCGACAAGATGAGCTTCATCCGCACCGCGAAGGTGCTGGTGGATATGGCCATCCGGGAGATCGACCTCTCGGCCGGCTCGTCCGTCTACCGCAGCGGTACCGGCTCCATCGGTAAGCTGAACAGCGCGCCGTCTACCGGCGTCTGCACGCTGACGATCAAGACGGATGTCCGCCAGTTCGAGCTCAACATGACCCTGCAGGCCAACGCTACGGACGGTGGCGCGAGCCCGCGCGCGGCGCTTGGCTACGTCATCGCGCGCAGCGTGGTCAACGGCACCGTTACCGTCGCAACGAGCGGAATTGGCGGCGCGGCTGCTTCTCCCTCGGGTTGGACGACCAACGATTACCTGCTTGTCCAGGGTGACAACAACCTGAAGATGAGCGGCTTCTACTCGTGGCTCCCTGACTCCGATCCCACCTCCGGCGACAACCAGTACGGCGTCGACCGCAGTGCGGATCCGTGGCGCCTTGGTGGTGGCCGTTATGACGGCTCCGCCTACAGCGTGGAAGAGGCGCTGATCGAGGCTACCGAGCTGGCGGCTGCTGAATCCGGCGGCGCGACTCCAGACACGGCGTTCTGCACCTTCGCTACGCACAGCGCCGTCAAGAAGGCCCTCGGGCCCAAGGTGCAGTACATCGACCTGAAGGGTCCTGCGAACATCGGGTTCCGCGGGATTCGGGTGGACGGCGCAAAGAAGGAGATCAACCTCATCCCTGACCGCAACTGTCCTGATCAGCGACTCTGGCTCCTGACTCTGGATACGTGGCTGCTTGCCTCACTCGGAGAGTATCCGGAGATCCAGCGTTACGGGGACGGCCTCGACATGCTCCGCGTCTACAACGCGGACGCGAGCGAACTGCGCATCGCTGGCTACGGGAACCTCGGCACCAACTGGCCTGGCGCTAACGTCAACGTCAAGACTGCGATCTAACCCATGGCGAACCGATTTTTCAGCGAGTTCAACTACATGCTCGATAAGGGTGTCGTCACCCTTTTCGCTGCCGTGCAGTTCAACGGATCCAGCACGCCGACGCTAGTTCAGTGGAACCCGACAAGCCGCACATACTCGGCTGCGCCTACGGCTGGATCGCGAGGCATCAAGTCGATCACTCGCAATGGCCT